GGCCTATGGGGCTACTGCCGCATGTCAGGTGGACAACCGTTGGCGATAAGCTCTTGCGACTTGTGGCAAATCGAAAGACCAAGGTTTTTTGATTGGATGAAAAAAACCCCGCCGCCGGCGAGGTAACAAATTATTACCCCGCTCGACGATGGGCGGCGCAGTTTTAATCATGGAGGCGCAGGATAAATTTATGATTGAAAAGGGTGCGAAATGCTGGGCAAAGCAACAAAAAAGCAACTTAAGAAACCAGGGGAACTAGAAACTGCGCTGAGGAGAATGATCCATGCGCAGGGCAAAGCTGACTCGACGGCAGACTGCTACTGGGAGTGGACTGAAAAGTACATCAAATGGGCCTCGGCTCGGCAAAAAAGGTGGGTGCATCCTAAGGAAATGGGGCGGGCGGAGGTCGAACGATACTTGTCTTGGTTGGCGAACGATCGACGAATCTCGTCGACAACTCAGAATCAAGCGTTCTCGGCTCTTTGTTATCTGTATCGATGGGTGATTCGCGTGCCGATTGAGGATTGCTCGGCTTTGCGATCGAAGACGCCGGACGGTATTCGCGAGGTTGTTGACGAGTCGGAGCTTGTAAAGCTGTTCGACGAGCTTTCTGGGATTCCGCTTCTGTGCGCTAGCATGATGTACGGCAGCAACTTTCGGATCGGTGAACTCGGTCGGCTGCGCATGAAGGATCTATCTTTCGAGCGTAGGCAAATCATCATCCGTGGTGCAAAAGGCAAGAAGGATCGCATTGTCCCGTTTCCTGAGCTGATCCACGCGGCGGTGCGTAGCCAGATTGAATCGATGCGTGTGCTATGGAGAGCCGATTGCGAAGATGGTCTCAACGGCGTTTCGTTGCCGGACGCGTTCGGCCGGAAGTCTCCCAGGGCTCACAACGAATTTGCTTGGTACTATTTGTTTTCGGCTGACGATTACAGCAAGTGCCCGCATACTGGCAAACTTTTTCGTCACCATCGCGACATGGATAACGTAGCTCGGCAGATTAAGAACGCGGCGATACGTGCGGGATTGGAGAAGCGAATCACAAGCCATTGCTTACGACACTCGTACGCGACGCATTCACTTGAGAACGGTGTGCCGATTCATGTGGTGCAAAAGCTGATGGGACATGCGTCGATCGAGACGACGGAAACCTATCTGCATGTTTCGAAAAAGGGGATCACTTCGGCAAAAAGCCCTTTGGAGACAATGCTTGAAGTGCCAAAAATTGCAGATGAGAAACGCAACATACCTGAAGAAAGACAGACATTGAGGCTATTCGTCGGATGACTCGATACTACGATCAGGATATTAAGGTAGTCAAAGCAGAAGACTTTATCGAAGTCCGCGTCGGCGACTTGGGATTGATGCTCACTGTCGATCAGGCAAAAGATCTGGTAGCAAGAATTGAAAGTATCATTCCAAAACCGGAAATGATTCTTAGGCCGGAAAAGCCTAACTATCGCCTTCTTCGGTCAGAAATTGGAGCCGGCCCGGCTCGTGTATCCGACGTAGGAGGATCGCGTGCCGGGCCGGCGGGGGAGGCATAGGTGGATCGGTGAGACTGCGACGTCTGACGTAGGAGGACTCGCTGTCTCGCCGATCCACGCCGACGGGGATCGATTCTATGACGCGCGGCGTTCGGCTCGGAGTTCGGCCATGGTCTTTTTGCGGGCGGTTGCTTTCGGCTTAGGCCCCTCACCCCCGGCCACTCTCCCCGAAGACGGGTCGAGGCGAGTTGATGCTTGAGGGGAGGCTTGTTGTGGAGATCTTTGCGATAGGCTGACGTGACGGCGTTGAGTTATGCGGCCGGCGGCTTGGCCGGGGACTGCTACGCCAGCGATCGAGGCTCCGACGGCAGCCAAGAGCGTTGCATCGTGCAGGTGATTGTCTCGGCCTGGTCGGTTTGCCCATTCGTACAGCTTGCGTCCTTGGCCTTCGGTCGCGACGGGATACTCTGCCGATAAATTATCGGCGATCATACGATGACGCAGCGGAGGAGAGCGGTAGAGCGTCCACGCTCCGGGCTCGCCAAGCGGTGTTGACCAACAGCGGGCGAGCAGCGTTTTCCATTCGTTGGTGTCGATCAGGACGTATCGAGGAGCCCGTACGCCTTTCGTCGGAGGAATACGCCATCCGAATCCCATCCGCTCGCCTGCTTTGCGGCGTGATTGATTCCATGGGCGTTCCTTGGCTGTTACGCCTCGCCCGTGGGATGGCATGATCGAAAGGCCGGTCTCTTGAGCGAATCGATAGACGGCTTCGGATTGGTAGCCAGCGTCGACCATGCACTGGCCGACTTTGATCTCGGCTCCATCGTCTCGAGTGAGACGTCGCGAAAAGAGTTCCCCGGTGATTTGCCGTAGACCTTCGATCAACGATTCGGCAGGTTGCTTGATCTTGGTCACGCTGGCGATCGTCCGGTCGATTTCTTTGAGCGAAACGTAATCGATCCCTTGCTCTGGCCATACGCCGTAGTCGGTTACGATTGCCGAGAAGTCTTGGCCGATCCCGACCATCGACCACCAGAGCGACGACCCCTGGACGTCGATACCGACGCACAGATGCTCGACCCAGTTCGGCAGCTCGCCGCGTCGATGCGTTGGGAGGACTCGCAAGCAGTATTGATCGGACGTGAGCAACTCGAGATCGCCCGATGCGATCGTGATCGTCCGGGGAGTGTTGTCATACTCGGCGTCGTAAGTGTCTGGATTGTCGGCTCGCAGGTTTACTGCGTGTTGGATTGCAGAGAGTTCGTGAGCGAACTTGCGATGCGACCATCCGACGCGAGATCCAGCGTCCATGACGGTTCGATGCTTTTTGTAGTACGCGTTCGCTTTTGGATGTTCGTCATCGCCGGCGTCGATTTCTTCGGCTCGGATCTCGAGGTATTTGGCCCAGTGCTCCTTGTCGGTTGGCCATTCGTAGACGAGTTTGCATCGATCGCCGTGCCATTTGGGCATGATCTTGCGATTGAGCAAGCGGTCGGCGACGTCCCCCTCGCGAATCACGGTGACGGCTGCGAAGCCTGCGATACGTTTTCCAGGGCCGCCAAGGCCCAGGATCGCCCCGCCCATAACTCGCTCGCGTTTGGCACATTCGACTTCGGACGTAGCCGACGCGTCGGTTTGGGGGTCGTTGACGAGGATAAAGTCAGGCCGGATCGTCTTGCCGTCGGCGGTCGCTTTGTTCATTCCTCGGATGCGGCCGAGGATACCAGAGCAGCGGACGGTGGCGCCGGAGGCCTTCGAGTTTGCAATCGTTGGGAATATCAGTTCCTTTCGGCGCCAGCCGATCAGCGTTCGATTGCCGCCGGATGTTTGGGCGTTCCCGCGTTGCGTGATCCCTTCGAGGCATCGGATCGGATACGCGATCTCGGGGAAATCTTCGAGCAGTAGATCGTTGGTTTCCCATTCGATCTTGATCGTGTCCATCGACTCCTCGGCCGCTCCTTCGTCAGCTTCGACGAGGACAGCAAATCGACGGTGACCGTACGAGAGAACCCAGTTGATCGCACGCAGCAGGATCGTTGTTTTTCCCGATCCTCGCGACATGGCGATCGCTTTAAGCCCTCCTTCGAGCGCCTTGGATTGGATCTCGAGAAGGATTCGTTCGTGATCCTCGGAGAAGGGCAGCGGGAACGATTCGGGATAGTACGTCAGCAGGTACTTACGCAAGTCACGTTCGCAAGAGTCGCGGCGTTTCTTGTTCTTGCACTTCGGCGGAGGTCCTATGTCGCGAGCCTCGGTCGATTGATCGCGAGACTTTTCGGCCTGGTTCGATCGATGTTTCTTGTAAGCGTCCATGCTTGGTGGTCGTAGTTTTCTGGGTTCGTCGCTTACGCTTCCGGCTCTTGTTGATATGGAAACCAGGCGTTGAGGGCTGCTTGGCGATCATTGCATCCGCAATTGATGCCCAGTTGCTTGGAGATCCACTTGAATTGATCTCCGCCAAACTTGGCAAAGATACGAGCGACCGTATCGCCGAGCCCGATTTCGCCGGGCTTTCTTAAAGCGATAATTCGCTGTGTGATTGCTCCACGCGAGAATTGAACTACCTTCGCTTTTTTGCTTGCAGTGTTTTGATTAACAACTGGCCCCGAATTGGTTCTTAACTTTTCGGGCGGTATGATTGTCACGATTCGCACTCCAATAGTTGAACTTCAAACGTAACCGTTCCCATTGGCTCGTTTACGATGCTATTGGTGGTAGGGCCTGGGAAGACATAGTAAGCCCAACGTCGCCGATACAAAAAAGGCGGTAGGAACGTGCAAGGTGACGGAAGAAAGTCCGAACCGCCGCATGCAAGCGGGGTGGTGATATGCGTTATGGGCCGAAATACCATGCGGTCGCTACCATAGTTAAACGTTAGCGGTATCGGGTTTAGAATGTCCAGGCAAGTTTCTAATGTCTCAGGATCAACCGGGTCATACTGCGAATTAGTCGTCACAATGCGTTGAATGCCGTTGCCGAATCCGAATGGAAACTCTGCGTAACCTCCGCTTAAATTGCAATAGGTATACCCCGAAAACCCTCCTAGACAGTTGCCGCTTTGCGTGACCGAAGGGTCGGGAATTCCCGTATTGGTGTAAGAATAGGCATTGTTATCAGCCCACAAATAGCCCTGTACCGCGCTAGTGCCTTGCCCAAAGGACATATCGATCGTAGCGCTAATCTTGCTTACCCCGCTGACGTTTTCGATAATCACGGTTGCCGTGACGTCTGTGTATCGCGTCATCACTTCGGTATACCAAAAAGTGTCCAGGGTAGCATCGGTTACCGATTGTCCCGGTGATGTACATGTTAAAGACTCGTTTTGATACGCCGGGTCGGAATGCTCACAAACGATATGATTCTCGGTAGACGATTGAATCCTACATTTGTTTTCGCCGATCGATTCCCAAACGAAAGGTACCTCTTCGCCTAGCGGGTTGAACCAAATAATATCGCCCCAGGGCGTACCAACTCGAAACCCGCATACCTCAGGAAGTTCCCCTGTACAAATAAATGAGCAAGACGGCTCGCAACAGCTTTTGTCAGCGCACTTTCCGGGTGCGTGTTTTTGTTTCATGGTTAGCAGTATTCCGAGATGATAGTTATCTCGCCGGTGCGACCGTCCAAGGCTATTGCGACGGTGGCGTTCGCTGGGGAGGGTTCGCTCCCTGGGTTTTTGACTTTGAAGAGTTGGCGATCGGTCGTCGATGCGTTGGAGGTTGGTCCGCTCCAGACGTCGCCGAATGCTCCGGCGGCAATTGCGGTCGTGCCGACGCGGCCGATGGTCATGCTTAGGACGCCTGCGTTCACGATGACGAGCGCGGACGATGTTCCGGAGTCGGTGGCAATGATCCGATGCGGACCAAATGTATCGCGGCCGTGATGGGTGAGCTTGTCGGAGTCGCTGTTGTCGAGCGGTCCGATCGAGGGTGCATTGCCGTTGACAACGGATAGCTTAACGCGGGCCCATGCAAGGCCAGCGATCGCGACGGGCATCATCTTGCCGGCGGCTGCGGTGTCGAGGGCGATGCCCTGGATGTTGGCGGGTGTGGTGCGTGTGGTGGGCGAGCCAGCGAACGACGCAAACGGGATCGCGTTGCAAGTGTAGGCAATCGCCTCGGGGGTCATGGCGGTGTTCTGCCAAGCCGAGCCAGCTCCGGCGATCGATAGCCAGGCCGGGGCACCACGAGCGACTTCTCCGCCTGTGTTGTTGTTCGCCCATACGATAGTCGTCGCCGGTGCGCGTTGGCCGGTCCCTCCGACGGCCGAGTTCGCGTTGTTGCGATAGGCGCGTGCGACCTTGTCGAGTTCGTTGAACATCGACGCTGAGGGTTTGAATTTTTGGCCGGGTGTGTACATGGTACTTGGCCCCTCACCCCCCGGCCCCCTATCCCCGAAGACGGGGCGAGGGGGAGAAAGGAGTTAAGGAGTGATTAAATTTGTAAGCTTGCAAAATTGCTTTCGCGGTAGACTCGGTGGACGTAGACGGCTCGGGGGCGACGTACTACGGCTTTGTTGGTCGCGTCCTCGAATGCTTCGTAGAGTACCCACATATACTCGTGGCCTTTTTTCGCAATGCCGCTGATCGAGCCGACGGTAAGGCCGGTTTGATTGGGCGACGCAACAAACTTGTACGTCACGCTGCATTCACCTTCGGAGCTTTGCGAAAAGTCGGCTCCGAGGAACAAGAGCTCGCCGGCTGCGAAGCCGTTAAACGAAGCGTTGTTCGTCGTGCCGGTCATGTTGGTGAGCGTTGCAACGTACGCAAGGGAAACCGTACCGGCGGATTGAGACTTGGTGATCGAAAACTCGAGGGCCGGGATAACGATGTCTACGCCCTCGACTCCGTTGGCCGTGACGTTGATCGCTCCTTGCATGTTCGGAGGCGATGTGCCGTACGACGTGACCGCCAGGCCCTGAGTGACCTTAGTCGAGCCGCCGGTGGTCTGCCCTGAGAAACTCCAGCCCGTGGTCGGTGATACTTCCGATTCATACGAAACCGATGCTTGCCAGACGTTGTCCTCGATCGGCGTGATCGTCAGCCCCTGGATTCGGAGCGGTGGAGCAGTCCCGGTGACGATCGGAGCGGACACGCCATCAACGCCAGCAAATAAAAGCGTTTCAACGTCGTCGGCAAATCCCGGTCCTGTGCAAAGGAACTCGAGCGTCTGCGACGTCTGGCCGTCTTTATACGACTTGGTTTTCGCGCCACTGGTTGGCAGCTCCATCAAGTCGTCGTCATCGAATGCGTTAGGCATGGGGCGATTTCAAATTTAAGATTTCAGATATGTGATTTGAAAGTTAATCAGCGAACTCGGTATCGCCGCCGAGGTCCTCGGTGTTTGCAGCGACCACTTCGAGCAGTTCGTTTGTCTTCTTCGATTCGTCGAGCATTCGATCGAACGATGAGACGCTGTTCCCAGCCAGACCGGCCGCAAAGCCAGAGAATGTCCCGGTGACGCTGGAAGCTTTTGTCTCCTCGACTTGCGATGAAATGTCGCCCAACGACGGAAGGCGGCTTTGAAGATCCTTCAACGGTGTGTTCGGTGCGTTCGCCGCGTTGTATTGGATCTCTGCAAGTGATGACGATAGTCCGCTCTTTAGTTCATCAATTCGGTCTGAAAACGCGTCTTTGTTGGCTTGTGCGGCGTCCAGCCGATCACGCTTGATCGCTTCGCGTTCATCCTTAGTCGCAAATCCTTTTGACTCGCGATCCTTCTTCTTCTTTGTCAAATCTGCGTCGAGTCCCTTGGCGGCGTTTTCGTAGTCGACGCTGCGATCGAATAATGAATAGAGATAGAGCAACTTTTTGGCTATTGCGTTGACTGCCGACTCCCACGCACTTACAACCCAGTTGATCGCTCCTCCAAATTTGTCGGTTATGATTCCTGAAAAATCAGTCCACATGTTTTGCATCGATACGACTGCATCGGTCCAAAGAGCGTAGATCGACTGTGTTCCCGTACGAAACGCGATTTCCAAAGCGGCGAACATTACTTTTCCAGCCGCTTCCCATTGTCCGCTCATCAAGGCCGTTTTGATTCCATCCAAAACAGGCATTACGAAGTTGACGAGCGTTGCAAACGTTGATCCGAGATAGTTCACCATAGAGCCGCCTGCGCCACTGTAGTAAACGAGTGCAACTCCAAGTGCAGCGATTCCACCGATCACCAATCCGATTGGCGATAGGACTGCGGCAATGATAGATCCCATCACCGCGAACGCAGTACCAACGAAGCCAGCGACGGCGATAAGACCACCCAGAGCAGCGGACACAACGGCGGCGGTGCCAGCGATAGCGAGCAACGCCGCGCCCGCTACTGCGACACCAGCCGCCACTTGTGCCGCGACAACGATCATCGCTCGATTCTGATCGATAAAGGCCATGACTTGGCCAACGATCGATACGAGCTTGCTTGCGAGGTCTGTCAGCAACGGAGCTAGTGCGGCGGCGATCACATTACTAACGCTCGACAACGATGTCCAAAGTTGATCTAGCGCGTCGCCAAGTGTGGCGGCTGCCGATGCGTCCTCGCCGCTCATGACCACGCCAAGAGCAACGCCTTGCTCCATCAGTTCCTCAATGCCTTCGGATCCACCCGATAGCAAGGGAACTAAATCGGCTCCGGATTTTCCGAAGATTTTCATCGCTTCGGATGCGCGTTGCCCGGGGTCTTTAATCTCGGATAGACTTTGAGCGACCGCGAGAAACTGCTCCTCTGGGCTTAACGCCTTCAGTTGGCCGGCGGTCAATCCAAGGTCGCTGAGCATTGCGCGAGCGTTCTTCCCTCCGCTGGCTGCCGAGTCCAGATTCTTTCCCATCGTTCGGATCGCTTTTTCGACTGAATCGATCGACGATCCCGACATTTTCGCCGCGTATCCTAGACCGCTTAACGCCTCGACTGACGCGCCCGTCCGTTGGCTCATATCGTCGAGAGCACCGCCTGCTTCTGAGAAGTCGTTAATCATTTTGCCGATGCCAGCGACGGCGAACGAACCAACGATTGCGTTTTTCAGATTGAATAATTTGGACGCGACACCTTGAATTCCTTTATTGATAGATCCCATCGACGCCGGTATCGATTTACCGATTGCGATCGCAGAGCTTGCAAAGGACTTTAACGAGTTGCGCGCTTGACCAAGGACCTTATCGAGAATCCCCTTTTTCGCGGAGATCTCGACGAATGCCTCGCCTGCTTTGATGTTCGATGCGCCCATATGTCACTATTGCAATTTGCTCCCCCTCGCCCCGGTAATCCGGGGAGAGGGGGCTGGGGGGTGAGGGGTGTTACGTCTTGATCGCATTCGCCCAGAGGTCTGGGAAATTCTTGGCTTCTGCCTTGAGTGCCGGGCCCATGAATGGCCGCTTGGCGTAGGTGACTCGTCGCGTGCGGTATTCTTTGCGTTCGTTGTCCACTCGTCGCCGACCATCGCGGCGAAACCATGTACCGCTGCGACTGTTGCGGTATCGCTCCTCGCGGATTGTTGCCCCTCCGCCGAACTCCAGCCGACTGGGTACGGTGGTGGTCCCTTGGATCGCGAACTCTACTTGGTTGAGTTTCACTGGTCCGACAATGACGCTTTCGCGTTTCGATTCAAAGGCGAACAGGATCGTCTTCAGCGATGGATTGCGCTTGCTGTGTGCCGATGGTGGTTGGCCTGGTGCGGATGGTTTCTTGCGGCGACGAATGCTCGACCGTGCGCGACGTTGGACGAAGGCACCGGCCCGCGACAAATACGCCGCTTCCGCTCGACCAATCGCACGGATAACCGCGGGTCGATCGAAGAAGGCTTTGGTTTGTTTGAATTCGATTTCCAACTTATTCCCTCACTCCTCACTCCTCATCCCTCACCGCTGGTTGTGGTGTGTCGTAGACTACTCTGGTGAACAACGCTCGCATGTCGCGGAGCATGGCGGGGGTTGTCCTTGGTCGTTTTGCTTTCGCCTCTTCGGCGAGATACGGGTGGAATGTCTTATAGGGCTCGGGTCGCTCTTTCTTGGATCGATGCAGGTTGTGAAGCTTGCAAAGAATCGCGGCGGTGTGATCCCATCGTGAACTTGCCGACGCGCGGGCCATCGTGAGCAGTTCGCGAAGCGTGTACGGGCCTGGGTCGATTGGGATCGACGCGGCTAACTTGTGAATCGTTTCCCAAAGGTCGACTCGGCGGCCGGTGCCGGTGTCTGGAGCGTCGAGAGTGCTTGGTCCAGCTTCTTCATCTCGCTCGTGATCGCCGAGGTCAGTAGCCCTTTTTCGATCGCGTTGTCGATCCGTAGAGTCGCTTGTGCTTCGGCTGCTTTGCTCGCGTCGACTACTTGCCTCATTAGCCGACGCTTTGCTGGGGGGAGATATTCGATCAACGCCTCGCCGAATGCGATCGTTGCGGCCTCGAGTGCGTCACCCGCCAGGCCCTCGCCGAATTGCTCTGGGCTTACGTTGCGGGCTTCGCATTGTGACCGGCAAAGTTCGTGGATCACGTCTACCAACAGGCAGACGTCGCCGTACAGTCGTTGCATAACAGACTGATCGCCGAGCAACTGATTAAGGTCAATGCCGTGTACGGTGCGAACACGGCGAATCGCGTTGACTTCGATACGGAGCAGCCACTCGCGGCCCTCGGTGTCTTTGAAAGAGGTTGTCACTGTCTACGTTCCTTCGGTTGGCGTTAGGTCCGAATCATTCCGTGATTCGGCTGCAGGTCTTACTTTGATGATTCGCTGGCGGGCTTTGCCAGTATTTTTGCGTGTGAAATGAATTTCCGTGATTCCGATCTCGCGGCAATGATTAACGATCGATTGCCAGATGTAGATCCAGTCGGCAGGCGTGAGCTTGCTTTTGCCCTGGTCCTCGTTCCGCAGTCCGAGTAACTCAATGCGATGCGGATCGAGATAGCGAACCGAGCAAACGAATTGATACTCGTCGACGCCAGGCACATTGCCAGGCAGCCAAACCCGCAAACAACCTGAAAGCGGTTCGATTGCTGCCGTCACTTGTTGCCTCACCAAAACGATTTACTTAGGTTCGGATTGCTCTTCTTGCTCGCGCTCTTCGGCTTGCTTTGCAATCCAATCTTGAAGCGGGACAACGGAAGCAAGTATCGCCCCGAATGCTTGTTGCAGGGCTGGCACTTCCTGAACCGCTACCATGAGCGATTCGCATTCGATGCGGCGTTCGTCGTCGAGTAACTCGCCATCGGATGCCATCGGCTTCCAGGTGATAACGACCTTTCCCACGTCAAAAGGCGTAGGCGTGATCGTGACAACCGATGTCAGCCACATTGCATCAAAGGTTTTTTCTTCGACTGGTTCTCGTTTTACTGGTTCGATGGCGATGCGTGACATTATAAAATTCCGTAAGAAAAGCTTTCGATGTGCAAGTCTGTCGTGACGGTGTCCGTTCCGTTACCAACTTCAAAACTTATTCCGCATTGGTTTGAGGTTGTGTTTGCTGTCGGTCCACCGGTAATAGACCCCAGAAGAGAACCGTTTTGGAATAGACTTACATTTCCTGCCCCGTCTGAAAATATCGTGTATTCGTGTGCAATCGCTGCGGCTGTAGAGTTTGGGCATGTCGACAAGGAGGATGCCGATTCAGTCAAGCTAGTTCCGTTGTGCGCCGCCAAACGGACTTCGCGTTGGTCGTTAATGTGCAAACCAATTCCGCGAACTCCTAGCGTGTAGTTTGAGCCAGAGCCAACGCAACCGAAGTAGCATCGAGCGAAAACGCCTCCGCCTGTTCCGGTCATCGCGGAATTTACATTAGCGCCCTTCCAGTTTTGCCATTGCAAACGAAAGATAATAAAAATGGGTCGACCAAATGGAATGATGCGACCATCAACGTTCGGAACGCTATGAACGGCAACGCCAGCGTTATTGATAATCCCGCCATTCCAAACCATCCTTGCCGTCGAGTTCGCGGTTGTTCCGGTTGACACTCGGCGACTAAACCCGCTAATCGCAGACGTTCCGGTCCCAGTTAGTACCGTGTTGAAATACGATGTCAGTGCGACCGAGTTTACTTCGCGAATACAACGAGCGTGATCGAGATAGCGAAGATAGTCGGCGATGTTCTCTCCCGCCATCACCGGCGTATCCACTCCCGCTTTGCGTAGGTAAACTTGTGACGAAGTATCATCGATAAACGTATCGCCGTTTGCTTTAGAGGCTTGGGCTGTTCGTTCTGCGGTGGTCAATCGCGGTAGGGTTAGCTTGCTCGCGGCTCCGCTTAGTACGATTGGGCCGTTTGCTGGTTGGGTAGCCATCGTGCCAAGGCCGAGGGCGTTTCGAAATGCGAGCGGAGTTCCGACAACGTAGCCATCGGTTTCGGCTCGTACGAAATGCGCTCCGCAAACGATCGAAGCGCCTAACGCACCATCGAGAACGAGCGAGGCCGGTGATTGCTGGGCACTGGCTTCGCTGGCGGTGATAACGAAGCTTCCTCGACCGTGTGCGTTCTCGTCTGGGTCGGTCCACGCATCGACGCCGCCCGCGACTTGGACAAGGTCGTCGTATTGCCAGGCGTTTTCGGCGTTCGCGAGCACGGCATGTGCGGATAGATTTGCGACGATGCCGCCATCGGCTGCGGTGCCGGTGGTCGTGCCGATAGCTAAGGCGGTCGAGGTCACAACGTAGACGCTTCCCGACCATCGATAGACGAGATTTGTATTTGCGGCGACGTAAAGTTTCCCGGCTTCACCGGTAACGGGAAACGCGGCGAGGTTGGCGAATTCGAGGACGTCGTCGACAAAGCCAGGTAGTTGACCGGCAGGAACGAGGCCGCTAACTAGATCGGCTTTATTGGGCAGTGCGGCATTGATTGCGGTAACGCTGGTTGCCAGGGCTTGGCCTGAACCACCATCGAAAGCCGTGCCGGTTGTCGTGCCGATGACGATGGATGGTCCACCGCCCGCAGGGCCTTGGCCGCTTTTGAGGATGGTGACGAGCTTTTGTGGTTCATTGATGAGAGTAGTCGTCATCGCGTTACCTCGCGCAAGACTGGTACTGCGCCGTAGTAGAGTGGAATTACACGAGCTAAGGCGTCTACCAGCTCGAGATCCCAAACGTATTGCGAGGCTTTGTCGGTGACGCGTTCACCGCAAGGGATGAGTGCGGTCGCGGTTGCAGAAAGACCAAACGTGTATTTGCCAAGCAAAGCATCGGTGATGGTGCAAACAAGATCTGCGGTGACCGTTGCGGAGAGTGCGGTCTTGCGAATCTTGCCGCGAATCGTGCAATCGGTCAGATTGATCGGATCGCCATAGCCTTGTGCGACGTGTGTTGGATTGTTCTCGTCGACTGGTCCAAACATCTGAGCTTCGAACGGTCCGAGCGTTGCGCCTTGACGAATGAGCAGGTCAAGGCGTTCTCCGTAGTATCCGATTTTGGGAGTTGCCATCGAGGTTTAGAATCCGTTCTCTTTCAAAACTGTCGCGATGTCGGCGGCAATGCAGGTGACTTGAGATTCGCTCATGCTCCATCGGGCAGCGTGGAGAAGTTCATGGATGAGCACTTCGCGCTTACGCTCGCGTGTGAGATTGGGGCGAATGCGGATGGTGGATACGCCAGGCGGGTCTGCGGGCTGGTCGCAATTGCCGTCGTCTGTCTTGGGTATGCCGCGATGCGTAAAGAGCAATCGAAACGTGCGACCGTTGATTGTGATCTTCACCCCTCACCCCCGGCCCCTCTCCCCGAGTACGGGGCGAGGGGAGAAAATGCGTGTTGTGGTTCCCCGGCCCGTCTCCTCGAGCGGCCCCTCAGCCTGTTTAAGGATTGACGGGGAGGAGGAGATCATGCGAACTAGGTTGGGGCGACGACGAACCAGGCTGGGTTGATTAGGTTGGCTCCGTCTTTGGCTCGGGTGAGTTCGACTCCGATGTCGAGCTTCGTGGCGGCTTCGAGTGGTTGGTCGATCGGGAAATCAAAGATCAAACCAGGAAAGACCATCCCTTGGGCTCCGGCTGGGCCTGGGCTGGTCATGACGTTATCCATGACGAACCACTGGAGGATCGTCTTGGCAAGGAACGCAGCCCGGAGTGCGGAGAATACGGTGTCGCCAGGATCGCCTTGGTAGAGATAACCGAACGTCATCGATAGTTCGGTCATTCCGGGAACTTTCGATTTCCATTTGGACGAACGCGAGGGCGTTTCGATCTTGCCGTGTGCGGCGGCCAAATTGACGTCGACGGCTTCGGTAACGATTACGGCTCCGACTGAGCTGATGGTGTTCGAGAGCGTTGCCTTGTACGCCAAAACGCAATCGAGGCCGATTCGTGGTCCAATGTTTACAGTGCTCATGGATTCTCTTTCTCAGGGGAGTTCGCGTGACGGTGTGCCGCGACTACTTAACGATTTGATAGGTGGCGGTGATGATCGACTTAAAAACGTTGTCCTGCTCGAGGGTGTCGATCGAGTAGAGCTCGTCGACGTTGGATCTAAGGTATGTTGCGGGTCGATCGAGTGTCGAAACGCCGACTTGATGCTGGGTTGCTAGGAGGTCTTCGAACGTTGTGCAAAGGTCGATCAGTGCATCCATGAGCTCGCTATCTGGCTTGCACTGCATCATGGTGCAAATCTGGATCGTGTGCTCGCGGCGGCTGCTGGTTCGCGAGGCGAGCTCGCGGACTCGTGATCTCGGGGCGATCGAGACTTGGCAGTCTTTCAGCTTTGGCAGTACGAATCGCGGTAGGTAAAGTACGCGAATTCGTTCGTCGTCGAGCGTGATTTGTTCGGTACTGAGATCGGTCTCGAGTAACAGGTCGCGGACGGCGAATGATAGTTTGCGGTCGTCGTTCATTCGTCGCTTACGCTTCCGATTCTTGGTCCATTAGCTTGGTGTGAACGCGAATGATCGATCGGCCTGGGTCGCTGTATCGATAGGGCTGCTGTCCGCCTATCGATTGCACTTGATACGTGTCGGTTCCGTCGGTGATCGTGTCGCCGTCGATCGGTACGCCAAACGTGAGCGTTGCGGCTTTGATAAGGTAGTCGCGAGTTTCCCAACGATGGACGATGCCATCTTCGCTGGTCGCTTCGAATGGCGTGCTACCGCGGGTTGCTTTGAGCGGGATCGATTCGGCGCCGAAGTCACCAATGCGGCTATACACGATGTCGATCGTCGTTTGACTTTCGAGGCGTTGAGCTAGGTATGCGGTGGCGGATTCGAGTAGCGACATTCAGGCGTTTTTACCCTCACCCCCCGGCCCCCTCTCCCATAAGAATGGGCGAGGGGGAGGAAGAGGATTGTTATGCGGGGATCGTGATCGATAGTTTTTGCGTCACGTTCTTGGCGGCTTCAGCTTTGAGTGCGGCTGCCTTGTCGGGGCCGCACTCGCGAAGATAAGCGTCGGCCCATGCAACAGTCGCTCGGCCTGCGATCCAAGCCAGGGTAAAACCATGGCGGACAATCGATTGCTTGCCGGTCGCGGTGAGGTCCGCTTCGAAGAGCTCGGCGAGTTGATCGCAACGGGCTTTAAGCGTCTTCGCCTCGCGTTCGAGTTCGAGACGCTTTGCGTTGCAGTCTCGATACTCTTCAAGGTCTTCTTTTTTGATTGCCATAGAGTTTGTTCGTCGCTTACGCTTCCGGCTCTTAGATGGTTGGGCCTTGGTGGTTCAGGTCGACTACGACCTCGGGGACTCCGGAGCCGGCTGCGGCTGCGACTCGTCCAATGATGAACGCGGGGGCGGTTGCGGCTCCGACTTGTGGAACGCAAGTTTTGGTGGTCGGGTGATATGCGACGCGGTCGCCAGCGGCAAAAGCTGTGGCGGCGGATGTCTTGACGCAGGAGACTTGGCCAGTCGTGCGGACGATGCCGACTTCGTTGGCTCCAATGCCTCGCTGAGCGGTGACGATGCCGACCACTAAGCCAGGAAGTTGAACGAGGTCACCGCAAATTAAAGCAGTTCCGCCGTTGGTGAACTGTCGATCGTGGGAGTCTCGAATGTAGCTGGGCATGTGATTACCTTCGGTGGATCAGGTTTCTGGGATCAAGGGTCAGTCGTCAGTGACTTACGATTTGCGAGTTCGCTTGGGTTTCGCTGGAGCAGGAGTGTCGGTTGCGGGTTCGGAGGTTTCCGGGGCGTCGCTTGCGATTTCGGACGCTGGGTCAACGACTGGCTTGGAAAGCTTGGCGTCGGTCGCTTCGGCCCATCCCCAATGAATCATCGATTCAGGATTGACGCCGGTCGCGTCGGAATCGATGACGCTGCCAAACGGTTGGACTACGCCGTCGATCATTACGTTTTGAAGGAGTCGGAGTTTCATAGTTTGCAATCGTTAAAAAATGCTTGGATCTTGGACCCCTCACCCCCGGCCCCTCTCCCCGAAGACGGGGCGAGGGGAGGAGAAGGGTTGTTGTGTTCCCCTCTCCCATAGGAATGGGCGAGGGGGAGGAAGAGGATCAGAAGGATCAGCCTACGCCGCGGTAGAATCCGAGGTGATCGAGTGCTACGGCTCCGATGTAGTGCCGGACGTCGACGTTGATTCCGAACTCGCCGTTGGTCAGGTTCGTGGTTCGTACGACTGGTACGCGGCCAGCTCCGGCGAGATACGTTACTTCGATCGTGTTGGCTTCCGCTGAAACGCCGTAGTAAGTGACGGCCGAGCCGGCCAAGGCTGCTCCGGTGATCGGGTGCGTCATGCCGTTGCTTAGGCGTGGCTCGCTGACTGGCTTGAGCCCGTACTGCTTGAGCGGGTTCATTTCGCCCGCGCCGCTATCGTTGCTGATCAAACCAGACTGGGTAAGCTGGACGGCCAGGTCGAAGAGATCTGGCGGTACGATCAAGTGAGTTGTTGCCAAGTTGAGCGATGCGTCGCCGCTCTTGCGTTTCGCGATCGCTGCGATCATCGAGCTTACGGTCGCTCGTGCGAGTGCAACGCTAGTCGCGGTCGTGCCGTCGGTCCCGTTGAACAGGGCGCGAGCCGTCTTGAGCAACGTTGGGTTGCTGAGCAACAACGCGGCAACCATATCGGGTCGAACTCGGCCAGCGGCCAAACCGAAGTCGCGAGGCGTGTCTTTGAACTTGCCAAAGTTGTCGGACAAGAAGTCGGCTTCGTCGATCGACATTTGTCGGGTGAATCGGAAGACTTGGGACTTTTCAGCGGTCGCGGTTCGGCCTGTGTGTGGTGCCGTTCCACCCGATGGATGGTAGGCGAGGTTCTGAGCGGACTCGACGGTCACGCGGTTGTGTTGTTCCATGTCGGGGTTCTCGCCCTCGCGACACCAGCCCTCGGAAAAGTCTTTGACTTCGGCGTACGCGTCGAGCATCTTCGCTCCGATCGTGGTGCCGAACATGAGAGCCATCGTACCGGTCGAGAACGAAGCTTGAAGAACGTCCAAGCGATCGTGCGGAACGTCGTGGCCGCTGGCTTGTAGGCCCATCCGACATGCGTCGATCAGGCTGACATTGCGGAGAGCCTGGGCGTTGTCCATCGCTCGTGCGCGAACTGGGTCGTTGACGTTGGCTTGGAGCCAGGCGGGCAAGCGATTGCGTACGTTTGGGTTGGCGAACGATGGCGAATCGAGGTTGCAACCGGCTCGGAGAAGCAAGCCACCTTGAATCGCCTGGAGGCTGTTGCGGTCGCTTCGGCTGGTCGAGTGGATCGCAATGCCGCTTGGTCGGCTGTCACGTGCGGCCTGGAGGTCCTGGTGACGTCGGGCGTGGAGTTCGGTCTGGTCCGTGGTCCATCCGTTCTCGATCGCGTGAGCACAGAGATCGACGGACTTTCCGCCGATCATCGTCTTTGGATTGCCAAAGCTGGCACAGAGATCGCGTACGGCGCTCGATCGAGCGTGCTCGTCGGCGATCGTTTTTCGGATCGACGCTTGGAGTGCGTTCGGGTCGATCGCGGATGTTGCTTTGAGATCGACTGCGTTGCTGGATGCCATGGCTTTTTCCTCGGGTTTGGTTCCGTCCATTGCCGACGCGGCTGGGGTTGGTTGTTCTGCGGGTGCGGAGGCTGCTGCAGTTGCTGGTTCGTCGCTTTCGCTTCCGTCGCCTGCGGTGGCTTGGCTGGCGTCGTATTGCGTTTGCAAAACGGCCATAGCTTCAGGGGTCAACGTTGCTGGGTCCAGGCCGAGTGAGGCTAGCCATTGTTCGAAGGTCATAGAGTCGCTTCCTTGCGATGCGGCGATTGTTGCGTAAGAGTCGGCGTCACCGGGAATGGTGACGAATGAGATTTCTTTGAGTCGTGATCGTGTTACCCAAAGGATTGGGCCAACGAATTCACGGCCATTGACGACGATGCGTTGGCCGGATGGAACTTGGCGTGTCTCGAGCATCTGTAGCCCGACGCTAGGTCGCCAAGGAAAATTCTTTCGGGCTCCGGATAACACTTCTTCTGTGTCGTCGGAGTCGATCGAAAACACGCCAGAGCAGGCCAGTTGACGCCGGTCGTTGTCTACCGAGGTCGTGTGGGCGACTGGCCTTTTCTCATCGTGGTCACGATGAATCGGGATCGAACCCGTAATAGGCCCCATCCCTGCAAGATCGACAACCACCGGTCCCTTCCACGGTATGGCGAGATTCGGCGTCATCACTCCACCGCTGTAGGCGACTGCGTCAAATGTCGCAGTCGTGACTTCAGCGTTATCGCTCGCGCGCAACGAAAGAGGCTCGCCGGTGCATCGTAGGACATTCGCCCCGCGTGCATCGGCAGCGCGCAACCAATCGTGCTTTGCCGCGTCAAGCTTCTTGCGTCGCTTGGCGAGGGCCATCTTGGCCCGCGATCGTCGATCCTTCATGCGATCGAAATTAACACGACTTGTCGAAAAGCCGTTCTAGGTTGGTTCCAGATTGTATGGAGGCGAGAGGCTGTAGGCGGTAGGCTTTAGGCCGGGCGCGTCAAATGAAATAGAGGTCGCAATGTTTGAGACGATTTTCAAGTGGCTTTTGATAACGCAGCTTGTTTTGCAATTTTTCTACGCGGTGTACATCGATTTCAATGGACGCGAAGCAAAACAGCCGATGGGGTTCCAAGGATTTATCGGAACGGTAGTAGCGATCTTAATTTTTGGAGCGGTGCTTTACGGCGCAGGCGTTTTCGATGGTTTAGTTGCAACGTCCCATGTCGCGTCGTCGACGAGCGAGTAGTGCTTGAGGGCGACGCGTTCAGAGTTGCCGAGCCAAAGGCAAGCGGCGTTGATGCCGTAGGCTTTGATGAGCTCGGTCTCGCGGGTCGCTCGCATCGAATGCCAGAGCCTTGGCCATGGCTTGATGTTGACAAGTGTCAACAGCTTCTTGACGCGATCTGTGATGCCGCTGGGGCTGAGCGTTGTTAGACCTGAGACGTACATCGTTCGGATCGCTTCGATGTGCGGAACGAGCTCGGGGAAGATGGGGATTTCGCGGACCATGTCACGCTTTGGATCTTGGATACGCAATCGCTGACGTGAGGTATCGATCGAGTCGGCGGAGATTGGGTACAGTTCGCTTGGCATTCGGATGCCACCCCATCGAGCTAATGCGATTGCGGCCCGTAGATGGGGATCGTCGGTCGCGGCGATGATCGTTTCGATTGTTTCGGCTGCGACGTAGTGCTTGCCGCCAACCATCGTTGCGGTCGAAAGTTCGGCGGCTGGGTTGTCTACCGCGTACCGATTCTTGACGCACCAGGCGAAAAACTGTCGCCAATGTGCGGCAAATTTGCCACGGGTCGAAAAACCAACGCACAATCCGTCGTGGATCGAACGCAACGCGACCGAGTCGACACTCTGGACCTGTTGCGACCCGAATGCGTCTGTGAGCGGCTGGAGGCTGTTTTGAATCGACGCGAGTGTCGAGGCGGTCACGCTGCGGGATTTCTCGTCGAGAAAGAGATCGACGACGGACGAGAGCATCTTGGCGGTTCCCAAAACGGGAACTAGCTTGGCGACGAGTTCCCGATTTGGGAACTGATCGAGCCAGCGTTGCGTCGCGCGTGGAATCGGTAGGTCGGCGGTCTGGGCGGCAATGATCTCGTCGACGTGCCGATGGATAGCGGTCGCGTCGGACTCGCCGATCCTTCCGAGCCAGATAGACCGACGACCGGCTGCCGTGTAGACTCGCAATCGGTAGCCAGTGCGTTTGCCCGTTTCGTAGGTGAGGGATGACATGATGTCAGGCTTCAAAGGCTTTGACTTGGCATTTGCAAGCCGCTGTGTTGGCAATCATAAAGAGCGACGCCCCAGGATTGAAACGGAACATTGCGAACTCGCCTGGAAGGAGTCGTGCTCCGTAAACGCCGGTTGAAAATCCAAAGCGCACGTAGTTGGTCGGGTCAAGATTCTGGATGTACACCCAACCGAGTGTCGAGATCTCCGAAAGCGAAACGCTTTCTTCGCTGGTGCCGATCGTGACGTAGCCAGGCGATGGACCTCCGACGGCAGCTTGGTCGATCATCTTCGCGCCCGATGCGATGTTTTCGTTCATGTTTCCATTGCGAACGGAGATCGACGCGCTCGCGGTTATTTCGCTTGCCATTGGGTTCAGCTTTCGGTGGGTGTGAGCTCGCTAAGTAGGTTATCGATCGTCTTGTCGGTCAGGCCGATCGATGAGAGAAACACGCGGGCGCGGGATTCGGTCCACTCTCCAGACGAGAGCTTGTTGAGCGCGTCGTCGATGGCTTTCATGTTTCGCTGCATTTGTAAGCGTGACATGTTGGCGAATTCACCAGTCGGGGCGGGAGCGGGTTCGGCGCTTGTGGGTTCGGCGTTTTTAGGGTCGTCGCTTACGCTTCCGGCTCCTGCGTCCGAGGACGGGGCGATGGGAGTAGGTGCTCCGGGTGAAGGTGCGCCAGACTTGCGGGCTTGCTGGGCGGCGAGCTGCGAATAGTGGGATTCGGGGTCGATGTTCTTAGCGATGAGGTATTGCTCCTCGGTCATCAAGCCGGCGTTGATGAGCTCAATCGATGCCTTGGCGTCGCTCTCGGGGTCGACGTCTTTGTTCGGTGGCCAGCGCCATACGTGTGGCACTTCGTCAATCGTGTCGAGTTCGATGTATCCGTCGAGCATCAACGCTTCGTCGAGCCACCAATCAAAGATCCTATCGAGGCAATTGATTTCCCATTCGCTGCGTTCGATGGCGATCGCTTCATAATAGGTTTGATGATCGAGCCGACCGGATGAATAGTTATACTTCGACGAGTCGGCCAAGGCTTTGTTGCTCGGCATGTGAACGCATCGAGCGATCTCGTTGAGGATCGCATTGCGGAACATTTCGTAGGTCGTGGTCGGTTGCTCGGGCTTGAACTGGGCCATTTGCCAGCCCTTGGGCAAGCTGGTGAGCATGCCTCGATCGATCTGTACCGAGTCGAATGGGTCGACGTCATCGACTCCGCCGTCGTCGCTGGCGAACGCGTTGGACTGCGTTTGAAGAACTGCAGCAAAGTCGGCTGCGATCTCAGCGGCCGAGATAACCGCGAGCGTGTATCGACGAAGATAAGCAAACAAGGGTAGGGCCGGCGTGATCTCGGGGATACCTCGGACTTGGCCAGGCCGCTCGACGCGGAACATGTGGATCATGTCGTCGGGGTGAACGTCGATCTTCTCCCAGGCTTGGAATGGCCAGACGTCGCCGGGATGTCCCTTCAGGATGTGATATTGCACGGGGTTTCCGTGATCGTCGAACTCGATGCCGTCGACCTTGTTTACTTGACCATCGACAAAGCCAGGCGTCGCGAGCATGTCAGCCTCGATGAGTCGGATGTCGAGCTGTACCGGCGTGCGTAGGCTGCGATTGGTCGTCTTGAGTAGCACGATTTCGCCGTCGATAATCTTGGACAGCCGAGCGGTTCGAAGCTTCTCGGCAATGCGGGTCGCTTTGCACCATTGCCGCCATCGCTGCTCGATCAATCGCGATTGTGCAGAGTTTGGTAAGGTTACTTGGAGCGACGGGCCGGAGCTGATGGTGTCGTTGGTGAGCGTAAGGCAGATGCCTTTGCCAAAGCTATTCGCCTCGAGGCATTCGTATCGAGCTCGCTGGCGGAGGGTCTTGCGTACCTCGATCGAGTTCGCGGCCGCCGCGCTGTTGCCATCGGCCCATCGCCAGTGCTTGCGATTCTCGACCGTGTTCTGGGCTGCGTCATACGCTGCCGTGAGCGAGTCGGCTCGGCGCGTGCGATCTGCCATCTTGCGTTGTGTGGCGAGTAGCTTTGTGTTGATTGGCTGGCCGTATTGGTCGAGGATCATGGCGATTGCTCCGGGAGCTCTTGCGGAAGTGGCTCAGGATGGCTTAAAGGCCGCGAGCCTATGAGCGACTTGCGATCGCGTTCATCGAGCAGCTTCTTGTTTGCTCGCTCGGGATCTGTTTGCGTCCAGCTCTCTCGATAGTGCTGGCTGTGGACGTGGCGATTGACTCGTGAGTCGCGATCGTGCCATCGAACGTGATAGCGGTTGTCGCGGTAGGATCTTTCCGGCCGCTTCTGTGCTGGGTTGTGGTCTTCGATGAGCAGCCAAGCGCGAACGTGATACCGCTGATGCTCGATCGACCATTCGTAGAAAATAACTTGATCGTAAAGATGACGACCAAAGCTATCGTGAAAATGATTGAGCTCGATCATGTCGACTGACTCGTCGAGCCTGCTGGAGGTCGGCAAAACGGCAGCCAGTAGTAGCAGAATTTTCGCGATCATGCTGGACTCACTGGGGGAACGTCGTCGAGATTGTTCCGCCTATAGCACCAGGCCATTACACCGAACCCGACTAAAATGAACGGAATCGAGGAGAACATGACACCAAACAAGAACAACAGAAAACCAAGGTAGAATCCAAACATCGGCGATCGAACAAACGAAACAACCGATCGCACCGCGGCGTATTGCATCGCTTGCGATGTAAGAATGATGAGCGATAGGAGCCAGGCGGGCATGAGATCATCCTTGGTGAAAACGGCGTCCATGCCGTACTGGCCGCGTCCGTGCGGAATCCTTTACTGACCTACGGCAGAGCCGGGGATCAGCTTTGCAAACAACAGCCCTCGCCGAGGCGATGTCGCGTTGCTGTTATTCGCGACGTCATCGCGGGCCCGAATCAGTTCGTCAGTTGACCGATTTGCGACGGACACGCCATCGACTGCCACGGACTGGGGAGCCTTGGCGGCTTCGATGATCTCGTTGTTAGTGATCTCGGCCATTGTGCTATTTGGCTTTCGTGGTGGTAGCTGCGAGTTGGGCAATCTTCTCGATTGCCGCTTTCTGACGTGCAAGCCGCTCGGATTCGCGATAGGCATCGGCTACTGCATCGAGATCTTCGTCGACTTCGATGTCTCGCATCGATCGCGATGAACCAAAGGGCATCGCTAACGCCGGACTATGTGACTTCGGCTTCGACGGCAGCAAAGCGAGCACGACTAAAGCAGCGATCGCAATCATGCTGATAGTTACAAGAGACATATGTTTTCCTTACTGGTTCTGAATCCGCTTAACGACGACGACGGCGACAATAATCAAGACGACGATAAGCACGAGTGATCCAATCGCCTCACCAGGATTCATGAGCGCTCGCAAGATTCCCTCAATGGGTTCGTCCTTGGAGCGGTCAAACAAAGGCGGAATAACGCGGTCGCGGTCAGGATTCAGCCAAGGCTCTTTGGGAGTTGGGCAGTTTGGGCCGTCGCAATCTGACCCTAGCGTTATTGATGCGATCGCTGATGGTGTTGATCCGGTCAATTGCGTGCGTGTCGTGACGACTTGTTTGTGCAGTTCGTAAGCGGCCTTCATGTCGGCGTACAGTTGCTCGGCGCTAGCTGGCTGTATGTCTCTCCAAAATGAATGTACGAGCCCGCCAGAGGGATCGCAGAAAAGCATTGCCGGAAATGCTTCGGGTGGGACCTGCGCCTGATACCGACTTTTGTACATAAGGTTGGTTGGTGTGTAAGCCTGGAACTCACACTTTTGCCGCATCGCCTGGAGTGTCGGGTCGCGATTGAACCAATCAAGTAGCCGCTGTGATTGCTGGTCGTTACTAACGAAGACGGCGATGGAATACCGCTCTTGCTTGGTGGCTACTGGTCGAACGTTGCTAACCGTGGTGGACGGTACAAGGCTTGGCTGAGTTTGAGCGATTACGGGCGGACAGCTCGGGCACAATGTGTACTGCCGTTTGATCTCGTCACGCGCCGCAGGATTTACCGGAAGCGTCTGAACTGGCCCGGCAGCATTTCGGCCAGTGTCCCAGTTGATCCCCCCGTATGGAATGGAGTCGGCTGTGTAACCGTGGCTTGGGTATCCAAAATGCTCCTCGACTCGAGGGATAACACGCTGCGCGGTAGCAAGCGTGATGGCGTGAGCAAGGACGAGTAGCACCAGGCCGACGCTGAGACTGATCGATAGTTTTGTTGAGTTGGTCATTGGACGCGCTCGTATGAGTGATAGGGCATTGGCGAGGCAGGATCGAAAAGAGTGGTCAAGGCGAATCCACCATAGCCGGCCCAAAGGCGATGGAACTGAGACTTTTCGACAAGTTCATAACGGGAAACGTTGTTGTTATCGAGGATTACTGCATACGTGATCGCACCATCCGTGGATCGGACCCAACCACAAAACGTGCAGCAATGCGACGGCTTCCACCAGAGAAGAGCACCTCTTCGCGTGTTGTGCGCGAAGTCCAACAATCCAAGGTTGCTTTGCTCGGTATACGTGTATTTGATCCCGGCCTCGTCGAGTCGCTGCCGTAGTCGATTGCTGTACTCGCCCCCCCCGTATCGAGATCGCCAGGCTTGCGCTAGATCAAACTGATTTTGCCAGTGCAGCATCGACGAAAGCGAAGCATGAACACAAGATCCTTCATTCCTTCCAGGTCCGCCGAGCCAGTTCGACTTCCGAATGGCTAGAGCGGGATTGATCGACGGAGTTTCCGCAACGGGAGCCGGCAATGGTCGATAGGAGTGTTGGCTATCGCAACCGAGTACGCCGATCAACGCGACAACGAAAAGCAGGAGTTTTTGTGCGGCTCGATTCATGCTTCAAAGATAGCGGCTTTTGCTGTTTGATCGATCTAAGTCGATTCCAGATAGCACGATTTTGCCAACGATAATTGGGGCACATTGGTATCATGTGAAGCATCAAGGAGGGCTACGAATGCTCAAACCGTACTCACCCGACGCCGAGGATGGCGTCAAATGTCCACCGCAAAGGCCGGAAGCTAACGGCCTGCATATCCCGATCAAGCAAATCGTGCGTGGATTGGCCGGCGATCTGTGGCGAGTCAACTTATCCGGCGACATTGAAATAACGATCTCGTTGATTGATTGTTTCGCGCCGCCGCTATTCGTCGTCGACAAGACCAATCCAGAGCTACTTCGAATCAATCCCCCCGGTCGCAACTGCTACGACTCCGCATGGGATGTCTTTTCCAAAGCAACGCAACTCTCAGTTCTGTTGCCAATCCCTGCCATCGATCGCGGATGGATGCGATCTCTAAACGGGGACGCACAATTGCCCGGCTGGATCTGGCTCACGGATAGACACACCATCAACTCGTATTTGGTGCGAAAAGGTTTGGCGTCCAGAACGCCAAACTCACGCGCGGAGACTCAATCTCCGCAACAGGTCAGAGACCGAGCCGCGTAACAAAAGGCGATCAATGCATCAGGACCATCGGTTGCTACTCCGAGCTGACGACTCGCAAATAGCGAAGATCGATCGATCACAATTCCTTCGTCAAAAAAACAAATGCGGTCCGCAGTGCCCGCACTGCGGAATACGATACCTCGCAAATCGAACCGGTCGCAGATACACGTACTACTACCCCGATTGCGAATGTGCTCCGACCGGAGGTCTCAAAGTCGTGAGGCAACGCCGCTAAAGAAAGTGTGTGTCAGTTCGCTGCTGTTCCCGTAGGGGTCTTCCGCCACAACTCGCGGGAAGGACCCAAAATAAAACGCGATTGACTTCGTCCGCGTTTTTTCGCCCCAGTGCGCCGCCCTGTACGCTCGTGCTCGGACACTGGTTTTTTTCATCAACTTACGACCCCTTGCGGAGGTACTGAAGCCAGCGTTATTCGCTGGCTTCTTGTATTTCGTCGCTATTTTCACCCCCCGAAACCACCCCAGAAACGTTTTTCCCCAGTGCGCCCCCCAGTGCGCGAGGTCTACGCCCAGTGCGCGAAGCCTTTTCCCAGTGGTCGGGGGATACCATTGCGTAGTGATCCTTCGCGACTCTGCTTGAATGGCCCAGCCATGCGTCGCAGACGTGGCCTGGATACTCGTCTTCGAGATCCGTTCGGCAGCTCGCTCTGAGGTTTACCCAAAGCTTTTCCCATTGGGGGATCTTGGCGGCGCTGATTGCGGCCTCGAGCCACTCTCGCCATGTAGTTGCTGCAGACGATCGAGCTCTGTTGAAAACGTGTGCTGATCCTTCCTGGCTTTCGTCGTAGAGCAAACGCAGATAGCTTTCCGCCTCGAACATCGGCAACGTACGCTGGCCCGTCTTCGTAGCATATGGGACGCGGATGCGACAATTCTCCCAATCTACGTCAGCCCAAGTGATCGCAAGAGGTTCCGACGGGACACGAAGCCCGCAAAATCTAGCTAGAGCGATCAACGCTCGGGCTTCCACGTTGGTCGCCTGCTTGATAATCGTTTCGATGGTTGACTTGGGAATATAGCTTTGCCGACTTTTGTCGTGTCGTTTGTCGCCAAATTTGAGCCCTGAAAACGGATTGCATTCAATCAGCTTGTGTTCTACAGCTCTTTCGAAGAACATTCGGCCACGTTCGCATAGCTTCACTCCATGGCTCCGTTTGGAGGTGGATAGGATTCGCTCGACGCACTGCCTAGCATCGCCTTGCGTCACTTCAGTAAGCTTTTTACTGCCCAGGTACGAATGCCAATGCTTGCGAGCTGTCTCGAGGTTTTTCCGCGTGCGATCTTTTCCCGGATAGTTGTCGGTGATGTGCTGAATCCAATCAGATACAAGCCAGGTCTTGGCTGCCTCCGGTAATCGAATGCCAACACTAATCAGCTTCGTTCGCAATGCAGGATCGAGACCAGACGCCCATAGGGTCATCTCGTGATCCTCGATATTGAGCGACTGCGATTGCTGAAGTCGCTCGATATTCGATTTGAACTTCTCGGCAAGTGCTTTTGTGACCTTGCCGAGGTAAACCAGCTTTCGAACGCCTGGCAGTGGCCGTACTTCCATGTAGTAGCCACCGCGCTTGTGCTTGGTGACGCTTACCATGTTATGGCAACTCCCCTACTAATCGCTTAAGTGATGATGCGGGGATGATTGCTGTATTTCCGACGATCTTGTGCTTTAACTCGCCGCGGAGAATAGCCCCTTCGATCTTTCTCTTCGTTAGCCCAGTAGCGGCGGCCGCTTCAGCGATCGTATACGAAAGACGATTCGATGGCACGAAAGAAGCCGCTCCGGTGGGCAGGTCCGGAAGCGGCTTGGAAATGCTCGACGGGGCAGAGCCGAGCATGGGTGCATTGGTTGTTGACATGGGCTGACCTGATTCTCAAATCCTAGGAATCAGTGTCGGCCAACGGGCGATGTGGCTAATCAGTATTGCAGGATCGATAAGGCATTGCAACCACCAGAAAATTTTCCGCCTCTTGACCTAACGTGTCAAAATCGTGAACAAAATGCCAGCTAATCAGGTGGTTTTACAAAAAGGGCAAATCAATGCGTTTTGATGTGTGGCTGATAGATTCTGTAACGGCAATTATGACACTTATCGAAAAAGATCTGGCAGAGGGAGATGCTTTGGAATGGTGGAATGAGTGGAACAAGAACCATCGAAACTGCGTCTGCGTTCTCGCTCCGTCGGATGTAGAAATTCCAGAAAGTTTTAAGACGATCAATACGAATCGAATTCGCGAACGCCTTTAACGAGTCGGCGTTGTTCGCTGAACTTACGAATGTTTTCGCGAAGTTCTTTGCCGACCTTTGCAGAGATCCCAGCGATGTATTGAATGGGGCTCGACGTGTCGTTGGTGTTCAGGCGAATTGTGCCAAGTCCAACGATGCGATCAAATATGGATTGCGTAAATGCAGAGTCTCGAATGCGATGGAGCTCAATTTCCTCGGTATGCTTTGCAATCACTCCTGAGTGAGTCTTCAATCGCTCGTTGGTGAGTTCGTATATCGTCGATCGAGTTTGCAGGATACGCCAAATCGCAACGAAAATCGGAACGACTAACCAGAAAAACAACGTACACCAAAAGAACGTGCGAAGGTTTGTAAGTTGCGACGGAGTCCCCTTCCAAGCGAGAGTTTCACCTTGCTGTGCAACAAGAGGTCGGACGGGTTGCGGAGCGATCGAGGTCGCGACGGCTGCTGCTTCCGCTGCTGGCCACGGCAAACCCTTGAGCTTTACGATTGGATGCCAAGGACCAGCGGTTTCGTTTGCGATCTCTGCTTGATTGGAGATTACAGCATTCGCTACTCGTTGCTTAAGATCGTTTGCTGTGTAAGGCCCCTTGGTTCTACCACTTTGCCGAACGTACCATTCTTTTCTCATTACTTGCCCTTATTTGTGGAAAACATGATGAAAGACCCTAGCGAAAACGACGAAAGCGAGTTTTCTCACGACTCAAACAGTGACGACGACTGTTTCGAACGACCTACCGAATGGCAACTATTTCATATGAAATCTATAACTATTGAACGTGGTCGCGGTCTAGTTCTTCCTTCAGGATGGAAGCCTTACAACGGGCCTATCGAGCCTCGCGAGGAAGAAGTTTAATCGGGATCTTCATTCGTTGAAGAATTCCGTCATTCAAAAGCGCTTCTAGTTCTTCTCGATGGATCAAAAACGAACCGCCATTGCATGTATGAATCATCGAGCAGCAATCGGCAGCGACTTCAACGCGACCTTCCGCGTTCTGCATCGGCATATCGTTAGAAACCATAATCGTCACACTATCAAAGTCGTCTGATCCTTCTTGCAATCGCTTGAGAAGATCTGCCGACGATCTGAAGCGTTCCGATGGAAATTCTTCTTCCATTTGTTTGCCCTCTACCCCTTCTTCTTTGGTGCCTTCTTCGTAGGTTTGTTTTCGGCGACGATGCTATAGCCTGGTACGCCGTGTGACGCCCGTAACTCGTCGATCATCGCGTCGGCCTTGTCGCGAGAACGCGGCTTGCGTTCACCGACTGCCATAGGTTGACCCATTGCCATTCGCATTCGCGAAGCTTCAAGAGCGTCCATGAACGCCTTAAAAATTTGCATTCCCTTCGAGCTCGATTTCCACGCATGAACAGCGATGAAACCATCCGAAGACGCCCGCACAAGAGCCTCGGCAATCTTCAATTGCTCGTGCCAAATTTGCAATTGCTGTGAGATTGCCGCGAGTTGCGTCGCAGTCACAGCGGTGGTTGTGTGTGGATCATTGCGTCCGTTCATTCCCCTAGTGTAGCGACGTTGCGAACTTTTTTGCAACCGTAAACCATTGCGTATCAATTGCTTATGCTCCAATCGTGTTTATTGACGACTCCCCGGTGTTGCAACCGTGCTCGGTTGCGGTACACTTGTCGCATAATGGTTACACAAAAGGGATTGTCAATGGTTTCCAAAGCAAAAACAGGAAAACGACGGACCAAGAAGCGTGGGGTTTCCATCGCGATTTACCACCGCGTGAGCCGGATGATTGCGGCGGGCTTGATCTCGAGTTGGAAAGAGGCAGAGCGTCAAGGGCTTGTTTTGCCACCGGCTCCTCGTGGTCGGAAACGAAAGCCAGTGCCGAAGGTGGTGAAATGAGCACGACAACACGCGACACACCTTGGCGGGTGTCTGAAGAGACTCAGCGGGCAATCCTGGAGTTGGCGGCTGTTGTGAAGGATGTCGGGCTGATCGCTCGAGCCCTCAAGGTGAATCGCCAAACGGTCCAGGTGATCGTCGAGCATGGAGTCGTCTGTACTCGTCCGCTCCGCGAGCCCCGGCGATGCGGTGGTTGTGGGGCGATGATTGTGATCGCGCCGTGTCTCGGTTGCGAAATGTTGCGTCGTGAAAACCTCAAGAAAGAAACGGTGTCGGTATGAGCGTGCATTGTCCGGTGGAAAGTCTTCGCAGCGAAGTCAACAGTGCGATCGATCAAATTGAAGTGGATCTCGCGGCGGTCGAGGTCGGTCTTGGCGAGCTTCGGGCGGGATATGCAAGGCTGGGAGTGCAGATGCAGGCGACGCTGCAGGAGTTGGCCAGGCTAAGGCGTGGCTTGGGTGAGATCGAGTCGCCGAAGGAATCGACGGTGAGTGTCGAGTCTGTAGTGCGTGACGTGCTTCGCGATGCCGTTGAAAAGGCCAAGCAAAAGCGAGCGGCATGTGGTCGCTATTGGAAGGTCGTCGAGATCGAAACGGGCGACGTGATCGGCGGACTTGAGGCCGATTCGTACGTGACTGCTTTGAGCGTGTTTGCAAAGGCCTTGCCGCCTCGGATCAAGTGGAAGTTGTACGAGGTAACGGCCGAGGAATTCGCATTGATCCAAAAGGATGCGTTTCGCGTGGATGTTTCGATCTAGTTGGATGGTGATCGAGATCATGTTGGGTTGTTCCGTTGTCGCAGTGTCGGCCGCGGGCGATGTGGTCGGCTCCGGGGCTTCAGGAGGAGGGCCCGTGGCCGACGTTTTTGCAAGATCCGGAAGCGTAAGCGACGGTTGGTTTAGGAGGTAACGATGGTTCATGGACTTGGAACGCTCGATCAAACGGGCGGGTGTGCAATTGCAGAGTTCGAAGAGTCTGGCCGACGAGACTACTGGAAGGGCTACCAGCATGGTTGCAGCGACACGGAGACGCAGCTCGGGACGTTGACCCGCAACTGGCTCGGATGGGCGTTCATTACGTGCTCGATGACGGTGCTTGGGTTCATCGTCGGTTTGTGTGTGGCGTTGCTGGTTTAGGTATTGCCGCAATGTGGTCGAGGTCTGGAAAGCGTTTCTTATTCCGGGTGACGTTTGCAGGACTGCCGAGGTTCGATTCCTCGGGGTGGCTTTGGTTAGGGCCAGGCAAGTCAGGGACTTGCGCGGCGTGGCCGGGCAGTGCCGGGCATGGCGTGGTGAGGTAAGGCAAGGTTTTTACTTTTTTTAGGAGATCAGATGAATGGCGATAGCGATTGCAAGCGACACACGGTTGGAGAAAGTTACACGACACGTGGTGCTGAAAGGGGAGAACGAGATCATGTTCGATCGGTACGCGGGGGACAACTCGACGAAATTGAGTTGGGATCAAAAGATTTATCTCAAGCCGGGGACAAACGTCCTAGCTTTGCCAGCGATAAACATCATTTCATTCTTATCGGCCCATAATACCAACAGCGCACCAAAAAGGCTTCGCGATAAACGAAAGTACAAAGACATAGCGAATTCCTGTCTTTCTTTCGTTCAAGTATTGGGAGGTTCGTATATCCCATTTCTTCGGGATGGTAAGCCGATTGAGGTTGGTGCATTCACTGACGACGTGGACACGAAAAGTGGGCTCTATTTACACCGCGCCGTTGCACGTTTGGACAAGGGTATACCAAACCCGAAAGAGCGTCCCGTGCTTCCCTTGGAATGGTCACTCGCGTTTGATGTAGCAATCTTGGCCAACAAGGAAATCAAAGAACAAGAGATTAAGAATCTCTTTGTCGAAGGCGGCGCGGCAATTGGATTAGGAACATTTAGAGGCGTCTACGGTAAGTTTTCAGTCGACGTCTGGGAGTAAGAAATGGCAAGGCCATGCGCGGCCCGGCGCGGCAAGGCAAGGCCATGCTCGGCATGGCAGCGCGAGGCGAGGCAAGGCCATGCACGGATTGGCTCGGCAAGGCCATGCACGGCGAGGCGCGGCAAGGCCATGCTCGGCATGGCAGCGCGAGGCGAGGCAAGGCCATGCACGGATTGGCTCGGCAAGGCGAGGCACGGCAAGGCCATGCACGGCGAGGCTCGGCAAGGCGAGGTAAGGCGAGGTTTTTTAGGACAAACTATTTAAAATTGGAGGTAACAATGGTAGCAACAATGCAAGCAGTTTGGACGGACACTCACGGAAATTGTGTGACGTCTGGAAACCGATATGCGGTCGGTCGCGGTTCTCGGGTAAAGATTTCGACGCAGGTTACCCTGTACGAAGACCCTGAAAGCGGTCGGTGGTTTGGAACGCCGCGGTCTGGTGGTAATGCAATTCCTTACGGCATTCCAGGCGAACAGGACGCGCAAGGCGAGTCTGCGAAGCTGGCGTTCGTGCCATTGGGTGACGACTGGGAGGAGATCGCCGGAAGCCGTTTCGAGCGTGAGAGCCTTGATCGTCGTGTTGCGTACGATCGGATTCTAGTCAAAGCCATGAAGGCCCGCGACGCGTTGGCGCGTGCTTACGACGAGTTGCTCGAGCTCGCGTGCGACAAGCTAACCGAAGACGAATGCGATCGTCTGCATGGCAAGATCTATAACGATGCTCATACCGATGAGCATATTTTCGAACTCGTCGATCGTCCGTTTTTGAATGCGTGTATGGCAAGGAGCGAAAAATGAAGACGAGTCAATTGCCTTGCCCGTTTTGTAAGACAGCGGAAACCGTATTGGAATTTACAGACGATCCGGATAACCCACTTTTTTTTCATCGATGCCAAGTCTGTTGCGCTCAAGGACCGTACGGTGCGACAGAATGGGCGGCTGGTTTAGCTTTCAAGCAATGTGAAGTTGATCTTCTTGATATGGATGAAAAGGTGATTGAGCTGTTTGTTTCGAGTTGTCCGGCCGAGGTCGTGATTGAGGCACAAAGGTTTATAAAGGCGCATGTTGAGGATGCGGTTGTGATCGCTGGAGTAGTATTAAAAAGGTTGTGTGTTAAGCGAGAGCTTCGCGACGGTCATCTGGTCTTCGTAATTCCTGAGTTCGCAGATTAAGAGTGATATTTAATGCCAACTCAGCAATTCATTGACTTTGATAATCCGTCGGCGTCTCGTACTCAAGATCGTGTGCAATCGATTGCGACGCGTAACGAGTCGGCTCGCGAAGCGTTATCGCAGCCACGGCGTAACAAGAGATTGTTAGACGTGCTGTCGTGTCTCGCTGGTTTCCCAACAGGGCTGACACGCTCGGAGGTTGCAGCGTCGATCGGATGCAAGGATAGCGGTGTGTGCCAGGCGTTCATCGACGCGCTAAGCGAATGCGACGAGCACAACGGAAAGTCTCGACCATTGGTTGAGATCTGCG